CCGGCAACCTCTCAGAAGCATTATTTTTCTCGTCTATCTCAAGTGCATTCAACAGAAAAACCATTGATTTATCCGAAGCCACGTTCTTCGGCATCGCGGGAGTCACTCAATGACACGTACCCTCGCCCTCGTTCTAACCCTGCTGCCCAGCCTCGCGTTTGCGGACGGCCCCCACTTCTATCTCCCCGAACCCTCCATCACCGCCGCAAACACCCGCAACGCCGCGTATTGCGCCGCCGTGAATTGCCAGGGCGGCACGCTCTACTGGTGGCCTGAACACACCCTCGCGGACGGCACAGCGCTGATCGAGGTCTGGCAGGGCGGGCAGTACGGCTACCCCACGACCGTTACGGGTGGCGCGGCTGACCTGACACCAGTGGAGAAGTCCTCCCTACTATCTACCGCAGCGGTCACGCCGACTTTCAGCCAGATGGGCGCTCAGACCGTGCTGAAACAAACCGCCGATATCGTGACCGTAAGCCAGTTCACCGGCTACGCGGGAGATGCAATTACTTACAGCGCTACGCTGGCAAATGGCAATCCGCTGCCTCCGTGGCTCTCGTTTTCCGGCAACACTTTCACCGGCACGCCGCCCGCTGCTGGCACGCTTTCCGTGACCATCACCGGAACGGACTCAGCGATTGGCGTGCCGGCGAGGGAGACTTTTTCGATAACCGCGCAATAGGAGTAATATCAAATGACCGATGAAAAACCCAAAGCAGACGAAGAACCCATCCGCGATGTTAAGAATTTGCCGCCACAAGCGCAGCAGGTCACCCAGCCCCCTGTGGCCAAGGTCGGCGATACCGGCCAGCCCAGTGTCGCCGACTGGGAAAAGCAGATTGAAGACGATATCGCGCTTGCCCTAGGCAAGATCGCCCAAATCCCGGCCGGCCTCAGTCCTCGGATGGAGCGCCTGGCCCGCACTATCCGCGCCCATTTGGGCTAATCGCTTCACCCTTCAGCATTCATCGGAGATTGCAATGAAAAAACTTTTTGGCTTTCTGAGCGCACTCGCTTTGGGATTGCTCCCCACTTACGCATTTGCCGGGCCTTCCGCCAGCACGATTTCCATCCCGCAGCGTGTTGCCACCTATTCGGCAAACTTTACCGCACTGGTGCCCGCATCCTCGGCGACTGATTTCTTGACCTTGAGTGGATCTGCCACCATGGTGGTCCACATTAAGAACGTCCAGTGCCAGGGCATTTCCACCGCGGCCGCTACTGATCGTATTTATGTGCTGGATCGCTCCACTGCCGATACCGGCGGGACCTCCACGACCGCGACCGCGGTGCCGATGGATTCCAATGATGCAGCGGCCACCGCGGTCGCGACGGGCTACACCGCCAACCCAGCAACGCTTGGGACCTTGATCGGGGCCTATCGTTCCGAATATCTCGGGACCGCTCCGGCAAACGCAGTGCCAGCGCCTTATCCCTGGACCCAGAACTATGGGCTGCAGAATGATAAGGAAGATGTCCTGCGCGGGGTCAACCAGATTTTTGCGCTGAACGCCAACGCGACCAGCTTTGCGGCCGGCACCTCGCTTGACTGCTGGATCGAATGGACTGAATCCGGCAGCTAAAGGCTTCCTCAACCACCTGGAGAAAACGCATGCTTAAGGCCATTACTTTGGACCGGGGCTTTGCCCGGTTCGTCGTTTTTATGTTCTTCCTGCTTGGGTTGCTTGCGCTGCTATTTGCGCATCCCGCTCATGCCCAGACCACCGCTGTTGCCAGCAATACCTTCGACATCTCACCCTGGCTCCAGCTCGTCATCGGGGTGGCCACCGCGGCCATCCCGACTATCCTTGGCATATTGGCAATATGGGCCAAGGCTCATTTCAAGCTGGCGGCCGGCTCCAATGCGGCGAACATTCTCGACTTGCTGGTCAATTCAGGCAGCCAGTCGGTGATCTCTGCATTGGCCAAAGCTCCCAGCACGGTCAAGCCAATTGATGTTCAGAATGCTACCGTGGCCAACATTCTGAATACGCTGTCAGACAGCACGCTTGCTGCCATGAAGCTGAAGAATGTCACCCCGGCCACCATTGCGGCGCGGATCGACGGGGCGGTGCAGATTGCCCTTATCCCACCGGCCGCTTCCGTCCCAACTCCTGCAAAATAAGGAAATCCCCTCATGCAAAGTCGCCGTAACATCTTGCGCGGGTCCAGCGCGCTTCTTGCCGCTTCCCTGGTCCTGGCAGCTTGCGCTGGGCAGACCGCACAGCAGCTTGCCCAGACCGCGGTCTCCGATGCGGAGCTGGTTGCCAGCGCATTCTCCAAGGAGCTGCCGACCATCCAAGCCTTGACCGGCATTCCCACCACAACCTTGACCGAGCTGGAAAACTATGTCTCGGAAGCGGCCTCGGTCGGCAGCGCTATCGTATCCGGCATTTCGGTTGCCCAGGCCGGCCCCATCGTTTCGCAGATCAAAACCTACATCGGCGAAGCTTTGGCCATTGCGACTGCTCCCCCGGTGAACGCCCTGCTGCCGCCTGGCGTGCTGGAGGTCCTCGAAGCTGCAAACTCTCTGCTCCCCGGCCTGCTCGCTGCGGTCGGGTTGCTGGCCGCTGCCCCTGTAGCTTCCAAGTATGCCCCCGGTCAGGCGCGCACCATCCTCCAGGCCGCTTAAGCAGCTAAACCCCCCGTCAGGGCGCGTTTGTAGCGCTGCCTGACGGGGTCCTGCATCGTTTTGGGAGGATGACGCCGTGCAGCTTTTTTTAGGCAAGAAGACCCCTGAATTTCATGCCGGGCTTGCCCTGGCAAAAACCTTTATGACAGCGCCTGCCCCCCTTGGTGCTATCGACTGGTCCGGCACGGTGACCAGCATCCCCATGCTGGGGAATGACATCTGCGGCTGCTGCACGATCGCAACCAGCTTGCATCATCAGCAATTCATCACCAATCTAAATGGTGCCATGGAGATCCCGGATGTTAGCTGCAGCATCGATAACTATAGTCGCGCCGCAGGCTATAACCCGGTCACCAAGGCCAATGACGATGGGCTGGTGCTGCTGGCCAAAAACATCTTCTGGATGAATGAGGGCTTTTCGATCAGCGCAAATGGGGCTTTCGACAAGCTGGATGCTTTTGCGCAAATCGAAGGTGGTGACCTGGATACCCTCACCCGCATGCTGGCCATCTTCGGTCCGCAGGAGCTTGGGGTGGAATTGCCGGAAGGCTCGGATGAAGAATTCTATTCCGGGCTATGGAAGAACCTGGACAATGCCCCCGGTAGCTTAGGGGGCCATGATACGCTGCTGGTGGGCGCGACCGCCCAGCGGGATTGGTTCCGTATCGCGACCTGGAACGGCTATGTCATGGCTAGCAGGGACTGGATGCTGAAATATATGTCGGAAGGTATGACCCTGCTCCGGCGAAACTGGATTGATAAAACGACTCATTTAAGCCCGTCTGGCTACTCCATGCAAGCGCTGGATGAAATTATTCAGTCCCAGCGCGGTATCCTTGGTTTGGGGGCCTCATAAAATGCTAGACCTACCAGAGGAGCTACCAATGCCAGATCCCGAGCACTCGGAGGCCACGGCAATCATCAAGCAGTTGATCCCCTGGGTCAGCGTTTTGTTCGGTTGCGGCGCAGTCATCTACAGCTTCGCGAATAATAATTCGACCCTGGTCGCGACCCAGCAATACCAAGGCCAGGAGATCGCGCAATTAATCAAGGCCCAGTCAGATGAGCAGACTATTGCATATTCCATCTCAACGCAGCTCGCGCAGCTCCAGCAAAGCGTTGCAGACATTAAGGCTCAAACCGGGCACGGCCAGTAGCAGCCTATGGCTTTACTTATTGGTAGCGGGATGCGCTTGTAAGGCCGCTTCCCCGCTACCTTATCCACCCCCGGCAGCGCCCCAGGTCATCGATTCGGTGCAAGTGTTCACCAAAGTCGAACGAGTCAAAACCATCATCGCGCAGGATCGCTTGCAATGTCCTGCTGATCCTGCATTTCCCAAAACGCTTGCAACCAAGCAGATTCTTGCATATGCGACGAAGCTGCTGGTGGCTGCTGACCAATGCAGGGCGGATTTAGCAGCGCTTGGAGGTGCTGATCCATGAGGAAGCGTTTGACTGTTGACAAGGCTTCGAAGTTTTTTACGGTGGAGCAGCTTGGTCCGACCCAAAGCCTGACCCCGGAAGGCTTCCTGCTTTGCGAAAATGTTCCCATCGGTCGCCTGGGAACGCTGCAATATCTACCTGAAGAGGTAGGCATTGCAGGTGGTCCGGATGGTATTGTGCATATCTCCCGCGATGAGACTGCGCTTTTTAGCGATGCTGCGCTTTCAAGTTTTGCAGGCAAGCCGGTTACCCTGGATCATCCGCCAGGTCCGGTTACCCCTGAGAATTGGTCGCTGTTTGCAATCGGCACTGTCATGCACCCCAGGCGCGGTGAAGGTCAGCAAGCTGATCTGATGTTGGCTGATTTGCTGATTACGGCACCCGATGTTATTGCGGCTATTCGCGCTAAGGAAATTGCAGAAGTATCCAGTGGGTACGACTGCGATTACGAAGAGACCAGTCCAGGCATGGGCCGACAGCTGGGGATTATTGGCAATCACGTAGCACTTGTAGATCGGGGCCGTTGTGGACCCCGCTGCGCAATCGGAGATAAAGAGATGGTAGTTCGCGCCGTTACGACCAACAAATTGCGCCGTAAGCTGGCGCGTTCGACCGCAATGGATAAGCTCATGCTTGCCATTTCAACCAAGGATGAAGAGGCCAGCAAGATGGCCTTGGCCGAGGTGCTTTCCGGCGATGCAGCGGAGCCCGATGACGACGACACCCCTGGCGGCGTTCATATTCACATGGCCGGCCCTGGCACTGACGATGGCATTTCGCCCGATATGTCGGAGGTCATGGATGCGATCGGCGAGATGGCAGCGCGCATGGATGATATGCAGGAATGCACCGGCGACCGCGCGATGGATTCCCGCATGAAGGATTCCCGCATGAAGGATGCCTATTCCAAGACCATGGACCGGCTGAAGAAAGATCGCAAAGCCAAGGATGAGGAAAAGGAGAAGGCAGAGCGCGAAGCCGCTGATAAGCGCATGCGCGATGCGGCCGAGGGCAAGAACCCGGAGGATGATGACGATAACGGGTCTACGAAAGATCGCTTGGCCGTCAAGGATTCCAGCTCGCTTGCGGCAGCTTATCAGGAAACTGTTAGTCGCGCCGAAATTCTTTCCCCCGGCATTCGCCTGCATACTTTCGATGCGCGGGCGAACTTCAAGCTTACGCAAGACGCAATGTGCGCGATGAAGCGCCGCGCGCTGGGCAATGCGCTGGATAATAAAGACCTCGGCCCCATCATCCGGCCGCTGACCGGCGATGCCCCGGATATCAAGGCCATGAGCTGCGATAAGCTGGCCGATATGTTTGCCGGCGCCTCCGAGCTGGTCCGCCAGCACAATGCGCTGGACAAGAACCGCGGTGGGGCGGTCCCTGGGGTTACCCAGGTGGGGGCCATGACTTTTTGCCAGCAGAAAACCCCGTCCATCGCGGAGATCAATGCCCGCAACGCCAAGGCCTGGAATTAAACCCGTCGGAAAGTCTGACAATACATAAGGAGCTTCTTCAATGACTGCATTTACTTTCCGGATGCCGGCGGGGATTCCCGGCGATGTTAACCGTGCTGAAATCGCGACCATCGAACCCCAGGTTATCACGCCGGCCGGCAATGCCAATGCCCCGGTAGCGTTTGGCGTCGGCGTTTTGCCCGATGCAGCGACCGGCCAGATCCGTCTGCCGGCCACCGGCGATACCGCGATCTACGGCTTCCTGGTTCGCCCCTATCCGATCCAGGATTCGCTCCAAGCTCCGGTGTTGGGCGTCTCGACCGCGGAAGCGCAGGGTGCTTGCGATGTGTTGCGGCGCGGCTATATGACGGTGTTGTTGCAAAACGCCACCGCAGCGGTCAAGGGTGCCCCGGTCTATGTGCGCATCTCGGGCTTCACTGGTCTGCTTCTTCAAGGCGGCGTCGAAGCTGCGGCGGGGTCAGGTCTCATCGCGGCCAATGCGGTCTTCACCGGGCCGGCCGATGCCAATGGTATCACGGAAATCGCATTCAACATCTAACGCAACCCGGTTGGCTTTTCACTCTTTAAGGAGATTATTACAATGACCAAATTGATTGCGGCGGATGGTACCGCCCTGACCCCGACGCGTCACCGGCGGTTGCTCACCGACTCGCAGTCGGTCGGTATGACCTACGACAAACTGACCATTGATGGTACCGGCGCCTTTCTTGTAGGAGAGCTGGAACGTCTCGACCAAAAGCTGCATGATCCGCTGGTTGCGGTGACCTGGGGTCGCGACATCAATCTCCGCGAGGATGTGGGCATTGAGGATGAGCAGTCCAGCTTTACCAATTCCAGCTTTGCGTCCGCCGGCGGTATCATTCCAGGCGGCAAGTCCTGGATCAGCAAGGATGCGAATGCCATCTCCGGCGTTGCGCTGGACATCGGCAAGACCATTCACCCGCTGTATCTCTGGGGCTTGGAGATCAAATACACCATCCCCGAATTGGTTTCCAGCCAGAAGCTTGGCCGGCCGGTCGATGCGCAGAAGTTCGATGCGCTGCGGCTCAAGCACCAGATGGATACCGATGAGCAGGTTTATATCGGCGACACGACCTTCAATCAGCCGGGCCTGCTGAACTATACCGGCGTCGGTACCATCACCAACGCCCCAAATGGGGGAGCGGGCTCACCGCTCTGGACCACCAAGACCCCCGATGAAATTCTGGCCGACGTCAATCAGCTTTTGACTTCGGTCTGGACCGCATCGGGCTGGGCGGTCATGCCGCGCAAGCTACTGCTTCCGCCCACCAACTTTGGTTATTTGGTTTCGACCAAAGTTTCCACGGCCGGCGAACGTTCCATCCTCGCATTTCTTAAGGAAAACTCGCTTTCCATGACGGCCAACGGCGTCCCGCTGGACATCCAGCCGGTCAAATGGGCTATTGGTCGCGGAGTTGGCGGCACCAATCGCATGTGCGCCTATACCCAGGATATCGACCGGGTCCGGTTCCCGATGGTCCCCTTGCAGCGCACTCCGCTGGAGTATCGCTCCATCTACCAGCTTTGCACCTATTTTGGCCGGCTCGGGGTGATGGAGTTCGTCTATCCGGAAACCGTTGGCTATATGGATGGAATCTGAGCTAGTCGGAATGCAGTAAACTATAAGGAGCGCACAAAATGGCTGAAGAGCAAATGGTCAAGGTGAAAATCGTAAAGAAATTCACCTTGACCCATGATAACGGGACCACCGAGCAGATCGAACCCGGTGACTATGAATGGCCTGCCCGTGTTGCGGAGCATTGGTATGTCAAAGCGCATAGCGACGCACCGCCAAAGACAGCTCTTGTCCCCGGCACGGTCGAACATGCGCGGGCCATGAAGATGCTGGTAGATTCCCGCCGCAGCGCTTTGGCCGAAGCGGTCGCGCTTTATGAGGAGGCTGAGGCCCAAGTAAAGGCTAAAGCCAATGAGGAGCGCAATCGCAAGCCAGGCCCGCCAGCGCCTCCAGACTTGACTGCGAATCGCGAAAGCATCGACCCCAAGGATAACGCAGAGCAGGGCAATATTACTGGTGGACCGGAAGGAGCTTCCAATGGGCAGGAAGGCTTTGGTGATGGGGCCAACGATCCCGCTGGTGAGCAGGGCAAAACAAAGATTGCGCGGCGACCAATCACCAAGGATTAAGTCATGAGCGGGTTCAATAACATTCCAGCGGTGACCGTGGAGCAATTCCTGGAGCAGCTTCCAGCTTTTTCCCAGGATACTAGCAAATATCCCCAGGCCAGCATTGCCTCTTATTTGTTGCTGGGGACTAATTCGCTTGACCCAAACCGCTGGCAGCAGATGCTTACTATGGGGATTTGCTGGTATACCGCGCACTTTCTCACTCTGGATGCTCAGGATGCGCAGGATGCGGAAGCGGGAGCCATTATGGGCCAGCGCGGGGGGCAGGTTGCCAGCAAGGGGGTGGGCGGTGGAAACATGTCTTATGACACGAGCGGGGCCATTGAGCCAGGCGGGGGGCATTGGAATTTAACCAGCTTCGGTAAACGCTATCTGCGCTTTGCCAGGCTGGCAGGAGCTGGCCCCGTGCAGGTATCAGGCGGCTGCTGGCCTGGGCGACCCTTTGGGGTCTTGACCGGGCAGATCGGTGGACAATGAAAATTGGTCTAACAATCATAGCAGATAACAGCGCGGATATTCTGGGAGCGCTGGACTATTTGCGCAATACCCAGGTCATGGTTGGTATTCCCGGCGAGGGTGCTGGCCGTCAGGACGGGCCGGCAAGTAATGCCGTGATTGGTTATGTTTTGGAGAATGGTGAGCCTTCCCATAATCTTCCACCCCGACCCTTCCTGGTTCCTGGGGTGGATCGCTTGAAAGACCAGATCACTGCAAGCTTAGGCAAGGCAGGAGAGGCTGCTCTAGCGGGGGATAAGGGTGGGGTGCGATCAATCCTCACCCGCTTGGGATTACGCGCTGTAAACAGCGTCAGGGAAGTCATAAACGAGCAGAATTTCGCTCCCCTTGCCCCTAGCACCTTGGCCGCGCGATTTGCCAAGCTTTCCGATAAGACCCAGCGGTCTTTGCTGCATGACCAGATTACTCCGGCTGAGCGGGCCGCAGGCATCGGGATTGTCCAGCGCATTCAGGGGGCGATTACCATTTTAGTTGATACTGGATCGATGCGCAACGCGATCACCTTTGTGCTGCGCTATAAGGGAAAAGATATTGGCTAATCTTGACATCACCGAGTTGCTTAGTGATCCCGACCTATGTGATCGCTTCCAATATGTTCGGCGCTTGGAGCAGGTCGATGCCAAAGGCCGTGCACAGAATAATCGAGTGATTAAGAAAGCCTATGGCTCGGTGCAGCCGGCCAGCGGACAAACCTTAAAGCTTTTCCCGAACTTGACTAATGTTTCTGGCGCGATTGAGATATGGACCAAAGCCCCATTGCAGATCGCAACTACTTTGTTGCAAGCGGATCTCATCCTTTGGAAGAATTCTACTTATATGGTCGCTGAGCGTTTGGACGATTGGCAGCATTTCGGCGCGGGTTTTTGTCATGCGGTTTGCGTCCTGCAAAGCCTGGAGAGCCAGGGAACCGACGGGGTGAATGGTAATGCCGGGTAATAGCAGCGCAACCGGGGGCTATCTTCTCCCGACCTCCTCTCCGGTCGCTTATGATAATGCCCTGGAAGATATTTTCCATGATGCCTTTGTCGGGGTCAGTGGGATGCCTCCTCAATACGTTCGGCCGGCCTGGCAGCCCAAAGCACCAAATCAGCTTGCGGCTGCCGTTGATTGGTGCGCTTTTGCCATCCAGACTTTCCCTGCGGAGGATTTTCCCCAGCAGACATTCAACGCTTTGTTGGAACCTGGATTGGCGGTTACTCGTCATGAATATATTAAAGTGCTGGTTTCAACTTATGGTCCTAATGCAAGCGCAAATAGCAGCTTGATAGGGACCGCTTTCTATGTAGCGCAAAACAGGGAAGCGTTGGGGATGAAGGATATTTCATTCATCGACGCCAAGGAACCAATCCTGGTTCCGGACTTAATTAATGCGCAATGGATCAAACGTGTCGATCTTCCGATGTTATTTCGAAGGCCGCTGACCAGGACCTATAACGTTGAAAATATCGTCAGCATAAACGCGCCAGGCACGACCAGCGCAATCAACCCAAATATTACTTTTAGTTCTTAGGAGATCGCAATGAGCGGCAGCGTCACAACCTATCAAACCGGCCTATCGGTCAGCGATGTTATCGCGCTTACCGTCTCCCTTACCCCGTCGGGGTCGCAGCCGCGCAATTTTGGCGCAGCGCTCTTCATCGGGGGCAGCGGGATCATCGACGTTGGCCAGCGCTTGCGCAGCTATAACGGCATCACAGCGGTCGGTCTGGACTTTGCATCCACTACCCCAGAATATCTGGCGCTGCAAAGCTTTTTCAGTCAAAGTCCGACCCCGGCTTTCGCCTACATTGGTGCATGGGCCAAGACCGCCCAGCCGGGCTGGTTGCATGGCGCTATCCTGACGCCGGCGCAGCAGCTTCTTTCTCTTTTCACGGCTATTACCAATGGCTCCACGCAGATCACTATCGGCGGTACGGTCAAGACTTTATCGGCCGTAAATTTCAGCGGCGCGACAAGCTTGAATGCGGTTGCAGGCATCCTCTCCACCGCATTGGCCTCGGTTGCGACCGCGGTATGGAATGCGAATTACAGCCGGTTTGATATCACGACCACAGCCACCGGTTCGGCTGCGACCATAACCTTTGCCAGCCCGACTGGTTCCGGTGTGGACATCACTTCGCTTTTAGGGCTTGCTTCAAGCCAGAGCGGGAGCATCGTCCAGGGCCAAGCGCTGGAAACCCCGTTGGTCGCGCTACAAGCCTTGGCAGCCATATCCAATGACTGGTATATGGCAACCTTTGCTGATACCAGCATCACTGATGCCCAGCATGAGGCCAATGCGGCCTATATTGAAGCCGCGACCCCTTCGCGCATTTACGGCATCACGACGCAAAATACCGCAGCCATCAACGCATCAGTCACCAATGATCTGGGGACTTTCTTAACACAATCAGGCTATACCAGGACCTTTGGTCAGTACTCCTCAACCAACCCCTACGCGATTGCCTCGTTCATGGGACGGGTATCTTCCATCAACTTCCTGGGCAGCAAGACTACCCTGACCATGAAGTTCCAGACCGAGCCTGGAACCATTCCAGAACTTTTGACTGAGGCGCAAGCGAGCGCTGCGGCCGGCAAAAACTGGAACGTCTACGTCACTTATCAGAATGGTGCTTCCATCATTCAGCAGGGAACCATGTTTAGCGGGACCTTCTTTGATGTTCGGCAAGGCTGCGATTGGTTGCAAAATCAGGCGCAGACGGACCTCTTCAACGCGCTGGCTACCGCTGGAACCAAGCTGCCGCAGACTGATGCAGGCGTTAACGTCCTGGTTACCACTCTGGCTAACACTTTTGCGGAAGGGGTGCGCAATGGCTTTATCGCACCGGGGGTTTGGAATGGGCCTTCTTTCGGGGCCATCGTCACCGGTCAAACGCTGAACCAGGGCTTCTATATCTACGCGCAGCCTGTTGCGCAGCAATCCCAAGCCAGCCGCGTCACTCGAGTCGCTCCACCGATCCAGGCCGCGGTCAAGCTTGGCGGAGCGATCCATTCCGCTTCTGTCTCTATTCAGGTCAATCAATAAAGTAGAAGGGGTTTTCTGCAATGGCTACTTATAGTTTTTTAGATGTCTCCGCATCCATTGTTGGGCCGGGCGGGGCTATTACCCTGGGTAGTAGCGGGGGGGTCTCGGAAGAGGGTCTCACAGTCGCGATGAACGAGGATAAAGGCACCATGACCATTGGTGCTGATGGAACAGGCATGCACTCATTACATGCCGGGAAATCCGGGACCATCTCGGTTTCTCTGCTGAAGACCTCGCCCGCGAATGCATTGCTCAGCGCGATGTATGATTTGCAGACCGCTTCCAGCTCGCTCTATGGGCAGAACGTCATCACGGTCACCAATACGCAGGGGGATATTTCCACCGGCCGACAGGCAGCTTTCAAGAAGCGCCCGAACCTGAAATATGCCAAGGATGGGGGCATGAACGTTTGGGATTTCAACGTCATCTTCATTGATGGCTTCTTGGGGACCTACGTCTAATGGTTGAGTTCAGCATAAAGGATCAGAAATATTCCACCAGCAAGATGGATGTCTTCAAGCAAGCGCAGGTTATGCGCAAGCTGCTCCCCATTGTCGCATCCTTGACCGGCCTGGCAAAGATGCGTCCCCAGCCGGGGCAGCCGCTGGACGCGGAAATGCTTAAGGAGAGTTTTGAGCCCATTGCCAACGCGCTGGCATCCTTAAGCGATGAGCATTTCCAGTACATCCTTGAAAATTGCGTCAAGGTGGTTAAGCGCGCGGACGCGGATCGCTGGGTAAGCATCTGGAATGCGCAAGCGAATACCTTGCAATACAATGATTTGGATTTGATGACCTTGATACAGATCATTGCGCAGGTGGTGGCGGAGAACTTGGGCGGTTTTTTTCCCGACGCCCTTTCGAGTTTACCCGCACGCCAAGCGAAGGGGCCGACGCCGACATAGTTTTCCTTGAGCTGCCAAACGGGGAGAGCTATGTCATGCGGCCGGTAGATGCTGGATTCTGCAAGTATGAAAGCTTGCTGGATGGTAGCTTGACCTTGGAGGATATCGCGCGCATGAATGAATACCTGGACGTGCGTGAAGAAAACGAGACGCGGCTCCGGGCAGCGAACAAGGTTAAATCCTAATGCCAGATACAGCATCCGGGGTACTGAAGGATTTTCTTATTGCCATCGGCTTTCAGGTCGATGCAGCATCAGAAGCAAAGTTCTCCGCTACTCTTGCGACAGCGACCCTAAAAGCGGTCGAGCTGGGTGCTGCGGCTGAAGCGGCAGCAACGGCAGTGGTGGCAGCGGTTGCTAAAATTGCGGACGGAATGGAGAAGCTCTATTTTGTTTCGCAGAGGACCAACACCTCCGTTGAGAATATCCAAGCCATCGGTTTTGCCGCTGCACAAATGGGATCGAGCGCTTCTGCTGCGCAGGCCTCCCTTGAAAACCTTGCGAACTTTCTGCGCTCCTCCCCGGCTGCTGCTTCCCTGATCAATAGCTTGGGAGTCGCTACTTCGGCTAACGGTAAGCCGCGCGATGAGACCGCCATTCTTGCGGACCTTGGCCAGAAATTTGCGAGCATGCCAATCTACATGGCGCAGCGTTACGCGTCCATGCTCGGCATCGACCAGAATACCCTTTTTGCCATGATCAATGGTATGGGCCAATATGCGGAAGCATACAAAAAAATGTATACGACGGCCGGCCTGGATAGCGGCGGGGGCGCCTCTCAAGCGCATCAATTTATGGTGCAGCTTCGAGAGCTGGGAGCTGCTTTTGAAATCCTGGGCATCAAGGCAGAGTCCGCGTTATCCGGTGCGCTGGGTGGGGACATCGAACGTTTCCGCACCGCGTTGGTCGCTAACTTTGGAAATATCTCTAATATTCTTGTTGCGGTTGCAAAAGCCATTGTTGCCATCGGTTATGGTTTTACCGGCATTATCACCACCGCATTTGAAATCCTGGATAAGCTTTACAAGGCTTTTCTGACGCTTACCCCGACGCAGCAGCATTGGATCGAAGCGACCGCGGGGATGATTCTCGCCTGGCGCGCGCTTAATGCAGCCTTCCTCATTTCCCCTATCGGGCTGGTGCTTGGCTTGGCGGCAGCTCTGCTTCTCCTATATCAGGACTATGAGACCTGGAAAAATGGTGGCAAGAGCTTAATTGACTGGTCCAAATGGGAACCGGATATTGAAAAGGTCAAGGCTTTTGTTGCTTGGTTTCAATCGAAAGATGGCTTCTACGGGGTCTTTGAAGGCTTCTTAATTTATTTTGGCGGTAAATGGTTGCTTGGTATCCTATCGGTCATCGCAAAGGTGGCCAAAGCGCTTGCTGCAATTCGTTTACCAGGGGTTGCAGCAGCGGATGCCCCTTCGATAGCTGCGGCAGATGCATCGGGCGGAGTAGCGGCTGCTGTCATTAGCGTCCCTGCGGCCATCGGGGCCGGAGCCGTGCTGGCTGCCGGCGGCGCTATTTACGCAGCGCATAGCATTGGCAGCGGGTTGGTATCCAACCCGCCAGTGTCGGCCGGAGATCAAAGCAGAGGTGCCCAGGATATGCTTACTAAGCGTATCCAAACCGCATATCAAGTTCTTGGGGGATTAGGTTGGTCGACAGCCGACATCCAAGGCATACTTGCTAATATGCTGGGAGAAGACAGCCAGCTTGATCCAACTCAAGTTGGTGATGGGGGCAACGCTTACGGTATTGGCCAATGGCACCCGGATCGTCAGGCCGCTTTCCAGAAGATTTTTGGGCATCCCATCCAGCAATCGACTTTTGAGGAACAGCTCAAATTTTACAGCGATGAATTGAATGGGTTGACCGGCGATAGTGGAGCAGCAGCGGCGGGTCGTTTGCTCCATAGCAACAAATACAATGCTGGGCAGGATGCAGCAATTGTTTCGGTTCTTGGAGAACGTCCGGCAGCGCAGATGGAGGCCGCGACCAATCGCGCAAAAACCGCGATGGCTCTGGATGCCAGCTATGGCGCCCCTACCGCATCCAGGCAAGCTGCTAGCGTTACCATCAATCAAAAGACTACCATTACTGCTCCTTCCAGCGTGACCGCTCAGCAGCTTGCGGATCATCAGGGAAGAGTCAATACCGGTCTTGCCCGCAACATTAAGTCTGCCGTGGATGGGGGTCACTAATGGGCGAAAGTCTTGCCCTTGCAGGAGCGCTGTCCGCTGCCAGCTTTATTGGCATATTTAGCGGGACTAATCGGTCGATTGGAACCCTTATCCCTGGGGTAGTGATCGAAGAGGATCATACCGATACCCTGACCATCACAGATCATCCGGTAGAGCAGGGCGCATCCATCACCGACCATGCTTTCATAAATCCCAATGAATTTATGATCCAATGTCTGTGGAGCAATACCCAGGCATTGCTTTTTGATTTTTCGGAAAGCTATATCAATGGGATTTATAATCAGCTATTAACGCTTCAGAAAAACCGTCAATACATAACTATCGTGACCGGCAAGCGCATATATAAAAACGCGCTGATCGAATCTATAACCGCGCAAACTAACGCGCAAACTGCTTATTCGCTTCCTGCGACTTTGCAATGCCGCGAGATCATTATTGTCCAGACCGCGGCAACGACTTTGCCGCCCCAGGACCAGCATGTCACTCCGCAGCAAACCGCACCCGTAATAGATAATGGATCGCAGAGCGCGCTTGGTGGCAGCAACCAATCTTATTTGCTGTCATCGCAGCAGGCCGGCGCCCAAGCATTGCAAGCTTTTGGGGTTACAATGCCATGAGCAATTTTGTTGCTTATGAAATCCCGCTAACGCCGAGCCCGCAGAAGTTCAACATTAATCTGTTTGGGACGCAATATCGTTTCCAGTTTATTTTTCGGGACGTTACGCTTTCGCTTGGAAATACCGAGGTATCCAATCCCATCGTGGTACTGAATGCTGAAACCATAAACATAGTGGAGCAGCTAGTCGGGCCTATTTCCGTGCTAGGGTCTGGAAATCTCTCGGTAGCAAGCAGTGGGGCGCTGACCGTTGAACCGCAAACCATAACAGCAGCAATTAGTTTTAGTGGTTGGTGTTTTGATATGTTTACTGCTGCTGGAGTTCCAATTCTCTCCAGCGTTCCGCTCGTAACTGGCTTGGACCTGCTGGCGCAATTCGCGTATCTGGGATTGGGGCTTGCTTTTTTTGTGGCCACCGATGAGGCGCCTTTGAATACCCCCACTTATGAGAATCTGGGGCTAACCGCGCATCTTTACTTTATGGCCAATCCATGAGCGTCCAATATCTGCGCGCATGCAGTCTTCAGGTCGGTCCCGCTGCTGGCGGTAATTCTCTTGACTTATCAGAAATGCATATCGTTTTTACGGTGACGCGGGCGACCATTCAAACGCCGCAGACAGCCATCATAAAAGTTTTTAACCTATCCGACGCAACTGCAAATACGGTTAAGGCTTTATCCCCGAGCGCTACGCAGCCCGATGGGGGTCAAGTCCAGCTTAGTGCTGGATACCAAAGCAATTTTGGTTTGATTTTTTCTGGAACAATCCGACAGGTCCGTACCGGCCGGGATAATGCGACCGACACTTATATCGAAATCATCGCGGCCGATAGTGACCAAGCTTACAACTATGGAGTCATTAATACCTCGCTCGCGGCCGGCTGGACGCAGCAGGATGTTGCTAAGCAAGTAACCCAGTCGCTCGCGCTTTACGGCGTTTCTGCCGGACAAAATGTGGTATTTTCAGCGGTCAGGGCCGCGCGCGGCAAGGTCATGTTTGGGATGTCCCGCGCATTCGGCCGCAAGCTGGCGCTCAATAATAATTGTGACTGGTCGATTTATAATGGCCAGACCACAACAGTTGCCAAGGATGGGGGGCTGGCCGGTGAAGCGATCGTAGTCAATGCTGCGACCGGCTTGATCGGTTTTCCGCAGCAGACCCTGGACGGCATCGACTTGCAAACTCTGCTGGACCCTCGGGTAGTTCCAGGGTCATTCTTGCAGATTAATAACAAAGATATCCAGCAATTCGTGCTTAGCACTGATTATACCGCATTGCAGCTTGTTCCTACCATTGAAAATGATGGCTTCTACCGGGTTTATTGGCTAGAGCGTCATGGGGATACGCGGGGCAATGATTGGTACAATCACATCATCTGCGTCGGCGCGACCTCCCCGCTTCCCATCACCGGGACCTATATCGATACGATCGGACCAGCATGAGCATCGATCCCAGAGAACGCTATAATGACCCTGAAGAGGTCCAGCGCATGGCTTTAGCAGCCTTGTCCGCTGAACTATGGAGCGCTTTGCCAGGGATCATTCAAAGTTACGATGATGTCGCTGGAACTGTCACAGTGCTCCCGTCCATCAAAAGCAAGGTCGCGCAGCCTGATGGATCGAGCGTGGATACCCAGCTTCCGCTATTGCTGGATGTCCCTGTCTGCTTCATGGGCGGCGGGGGCTGCGTCTTGACCCTCCCCCTTGCCAAAGGTGATGAGTGCCTCGTTATTTTCGCTGACCGCTGCATTGACGGCTGGTTCCAGCTCGGTGGGGTGCAGACCCAGACCGATCAGCGCTTGCATGATCTATCGGATGGGTTTGCGATCGTTGGCCCCCGCAGCCTGGCGCGGGCTTTGACCGCGGTATCGACCACCACCGCGCAGTTCCGGTCCATCGATGGGACCACCTATCAGGAGATCAATCCGGTGACCAAGGTCATTAATGTCGTAGCGCCGGGGGGGATCAACCTCATAGGCAATACCAATATCACCGGAACGCTGACCAATAATGGCCATAATGTCGGCTCTACTCATGAGCATTCCGGGGTCAGCACCGGCGGTAGCAACACGGGACCACCGCTATGAGAGTCCGCGCATTAGACGCAAATGGAGACATGACCTTTGGTCAAAGCCAGAGCAACTTCCTTGTGAATAGTTCTGCTGCCGTTGCGCAGATAGTGCAAACGCGTTTGCTGTTATTCCTGGGGGAATGGTTCCTGGATACGAACGACGGGACTGATTGGGACGGTTCGGTGCTGGGAAAATATACCGCAGGGCTCTATGACAAAGTGATCCAAGCGCGCATCCTGGGAACCCAAGGGGTGACCGGAATTGTCACCGGGACGTATTCCAGCAGCTACAATAGCGCGCTGCGAAGCCTGACCATAAGCTGCACGGTCGAGACCCAATACAGCGAACCCGCAGATGTAGAGGTAAACCTAAATGTCGGGCAGTAATGCAGCCACCTCCATAGTTTGTTATGTCGATAGCGCTGGCATCCATGCTCCAGCTTATTCGGATGTGCTGACTTATTTTCTGACGCAATACCAAGCGATCTATGGCACCGATGTTTACTTGGGGAATGATACCCAGGACTACCAATTTCTTGCGATTCTGGCGACCGCGGTAAATGATTGCAATTCTGCTTGCATAGCGGCCTACAATAATTTCAGCCCGGCCACCGCGCAAGGAGCTGGTCTTTCCAGCGTAGTCAAGATTAATGGGCTTACCCGTAACACCCCCAGCAATTCGACCATACCGGTTGCCATAGCTGGAACGGTTGAAAGCTCCATTTATTCGGGGATTATTACGGATTCCAATAACTACCAATGGTCCCTGCCTGCATTGGTAGTTATTCCAGGGTCCGGGTCTATTACAGTAACCGCTACCTGTTTGACCCCAGGGGCCATTACCGCTGCCCCTCAAACTTTTGAGATCGCAAATCCGCAGCAGGGATGGCAATCCGCGATAGCTGCGACCGCTGCCATCCCCGGCAATGCGGTGGAGCTGGACGGGGCGCTGCGTATTCGTCAGGGACAATCGGTTGCACAACCTTCCGAGACGCAAATCCAGGGGTTGCAGGGAGCTTTGCTAGCCATCAATAGCGGAGGCCGACTAAGCATCGTGGAAAATGATACCAGCGGGACTGTCGGCGGGGTTCCAGCCAATAGCATCGCGGTGGTGATCGAAGGCGGTAATGCGCTAACGATCGCGCAGACGATCCAGCTCTATAAAGACCCTGGTTGTGGGACTTTCGGGACCATTTCGCAGGTAGTTTTGGATGCGTTCGGCAATAATCAGACCATTGAATATTCAGCACCCACGGAGGTCACCATAACGGTAGCCATCGTGGTGCTGGCCTCGACCATTCCAGGCGGTGGCTATACAACGGTAATTGGGGGGCAGATTGCCGCAGCGGTTGCGGCTTATATCTCAGCGCTTCCGATTGGCGGGGACGTCTATTTGAACCGGCTGATGCTGCCGGCCAATCTAAATGGCGGGACCGGGGCCTCCACCTATGATGTGGGCTCCATTCAGATATCGAGGACCGGAACGGGTGGCCTAGCGGCCTCTAATATCGTGATCGCCTATAATGAAGCTGCGACTTGCGCTGTCGCAAATATCACGGTGACCGCGACATGAGCCAGGTAATTACGGGTTCGCTGCTGACTTATCTTGGCCGGGTTACTTCGGAGCATCGTAACAAGCCAAAATTCCTCGCGAGCTTGGTGGTTTCGCTGCAACCCTTCCTGGATATCCAGGCTTTTTTGAACCAGCTTTACCTGCAATTCGACTTGCAGCAAGCGGTCGGGGCGCAGCTTGACCAAGTCGGACTTTGGATAGGTTTCAGCAGGACCCTTGCTACTCCGCTTCCCAGCGTATTCTTTACCTGGGACACGACCGGGCTGGGATGGGATCAGGGCTATTGGTTTGGGCCATTTGACCCCACCACCGGTTTAACGCAGCTTGCTGATCCAATCTATCGTGCGGTATTGCAGCTCAAGGTGGCTTACAATGCTTGCAGCGGGACCAATGCGGCCCTTAGCAGCGTTCTCCTGAATCTTTTTCCCACCCTATTTCCTGGTTGCGCGATCAAGTATTCAGACAACCAAAATATGACCATGTCCTATACCCTGACCGGCCCTTACACCCCGGTCATAAAGCAACTCTTTTTGCAAGGGACCTTGACCATCAAGCCGATGGGCGTCACCGCAACCTACACCGCAGCTTGAAGGCTTCTTAGCATGACCGTGGAAAACGACTATTTAGTATTCGCAAACAGCTCTACCAACATTGAAACTCAAACAAGTTATGCTGCGTATGCAGCGCTCGCGGCAGGCGAGACCGCGGATACCATTGCCAGCTCTGCGCGCTTTAATAAAGCCATGCGACAGGGGACCTCTATCGCCGCTATGATCGCAGCATTTGCGGTCCAGCAATCTGGCCTACCCATGGTAGATAATGGCTCCATCGCTGGGCTGCTGACAGCTTTTACCGCAGCGGTGCAAGGGCGCTGGATAGGCACTCAGCGCTTTGCCGCTAATGGGACCTATACCGCAAACCCGTTAGCGCGCTTTATATTAGTCGAAGCTGTGGGCGGCGGGGGCGGCTCCGGCGGAACCCAAGCATGCAGCAACATGCAAAACGCGGTAAGCGGGGGCGGTCAAGCTGGTTCTTTTGCGCGAGCCCAATTTACTTCAGGCTTCACCGGGGGGATCGCAGTCACGCTAGGCCTTGGCGGGACCGGAGGAGGAGCGGGAAATAATAACGGCAACCAAGGCGGAACTACTACCTTTGGTAGCTTGATATCAGCACCAGGCGGGGCTGGCGGCACCAAAGGATCAGCACAGACTACCGCTTCTGGTGCTATCATCGCAACTGGCTTGGCGCAAACGGTGGTATGCACAGTCACTGGTGCTTCGGATATTCAAATAAATACTATCGGCGCTGCAGCGGCCCCAGGAGCATCTTCCCTGCTTATCCAGGCCGGAGCGGGGGGATCATCCATTTATGGAAATCAGCCTCCTGGGGGCACTCTTAAAAATGATACCCAAAGCAATCCCGCCATTGCTGGCGCTTATCCGGGCTGCGGCGCAACTGGCGGCAGCAACAACACCGATACCAGCAACCTTGCTGGTGCTGCCGGCGCTAATGGCTATGTGGTTGTTTATGAATTTGGCTGAGGTTTGGTCGGCTTAGGCGGAGGAGCTGGCCGGTGCTCTCCGCATGCACTGCAATGCAGCAGGTGCACCAGGGTCTTCCCGGTGCACCTTGGGCAAGTCCAGTAAAGCATTAAGCTTGATCCTTTTTAACTTCGGGAACCAGCACCAGTTCTGCGATGGCGCGCGTGGTAATCACATATTTGATGTTGGACTCTTCGAACGTTCGCCAATCATCAGCACCCCGGCCCGGCCGGTCAGTATGCTGAATCCAGAAGACCCGGGGCCATTCCCGGCCCTTGGCTTTATGGCCGGTCGACAGCACGACCGCCCCTGTGACATTATCCGCAAACAGCGAATTGATTTCCCGCACTAAGCTGGGAATGTCATTAAGCTTTTGCTCCCTGCAGCGGTCCATAAAGATCCGCAGGGTCGTAACGCAGTCTATAACCTCATCTTCCCGCTTGGTATTCTTGGCTATTTGCGCTTTGCGGACTTCATTGGCCAGATATTCATCCAGCTTGGCATCCAGGCTGTCGATGCGGCTGATCTTCCAACGCTGCGCCAGCTTACAAAGCCCTAACCCCAAATCCCGGCCCTCTACCTTAGCTGCGACGCCGGCCCTCAGTATCCCATAGGCGGTCACGATGAGGGGCTTAGTAAACCTGCATAGCACTGCATCATCGACGCTTGGCGCATCCTGCAGGAACCAGGGGACCACCTTATTGTCAGGGGTCTTGACCGCGGGGTCTATTTTGGCCGGCCGCACGACCCCCTTGGGCGCGCTGGGATGTGCTTGGATATGGTCGACCCATTGATGGGCATGGGCCACGATATCCTGGGCGCAGCGGTAGGTGACTGTCAACGGCAAAATCTTGCAATTCAACCGCTCAATAGTTTTTGCAAGGGAATCCGCGCCAGCACCGGCGAAGCCATAAATGGCCTGGCGCTCGTCCCCTACCCCCAGGAAGCGGCCATTATATTTGAGCATGCGGCAAGCCATCTCCAAGCGCGCGGGATTGGTGTCCTGCCATTCATCACCTAAGACCCAGTCATACTTGAAAAAGCGGCAATTAAAAAACAGCGGGGCGAAGATCATATCATCAAAGTCGATGATCTCTTTGCAGCGGTCGATGGATTGCTGATAAATTTCCCGTACCCAGGTTAGCGCGGTTAAGACCTCAACACCGCCGGGCAGCTCCTCGTCAGCGCTGAAATGCTCAACTAAGGTCACCCAAGGCCGATCCGCATGCAGATCGGAGGTAATGCCGATCAGATATTGCTTCCCAAAAGAAACCATCTTGGTGATAAAGGTCATGGAATCGTTGATCTGGTCAGCCAGGCGCCGGTATTGATCGGCCAGGGATGCGACTTGACATTCCGAGGCTTTCAAGCGCTGGGCGCGGACCATGGCGTCGACAAGCTGCATCACTTTTTTATCGTCGACCCGGCTACTCTTATAGACCTGCATCCAGGTGCGAAAGCCCGCTGCGTGCATGGTCGAGATGTAGATACCGGGGCGGTCGACCTTGGCTTGGCCCGCCTTCAGCTTGATCTCCTCAGCGATCTTTTTGTTATAGGCGCCAAAGAAGACTTGGCCATCCATGAGCTTCAAAGCCTGGATCAGCGTGGTGGTCTTGCCCGCACCTGCCACCGCACGCAAGATGCAATTGCCCGACCCGCTTCGGACAAAAGCAAAGAAGGCCGCTTGCTGGGGGCTGGGGACAAAGCCTGGCTTGCGGGGCTGGTAAACAAAGCCCGCATGAGGGCGGGGGGTCGCGTCCTGGATGTGCTCCCATTTCTTTTCGGGGGCGGTCAGCGCGGTATCCAGCAACAGGCTCTTGTCAAAAATTCGGCGAGCGATAGCCATCGGGTTCTCCCTTCGGTCGGTTAAAGATGGGCAAGCTTAGCGGTTAGTCGCGAGCTTTGCAAGCGGAATGCCGACCCCGGCCTCCACTTTTAGTTGATGCTTGGCCCTAAGCTGGGCCAGGGGAAGCGCTAGGATGCGTTCAACCTCAGCCTGCTCCAGGTCCTCCAGGTCCAGATCATAGCATTCCGCCCAGGCCATAAGGGTGACCGCGACCCCTGCTGCCTCCTGGGGGGCTTTACCGACCGGCTTAGCAAATACAAAAGCCCCCAGCGCGCAGCCTTCCTCCAGGGTCAACCCCTCCGCCTGGGCAAGCTCCCAGGCTTCCTCCAGGACCCGTCTGGCGCGCTCCTGGGGGTCATATAGGGATACCTGGCCCCAGCTACGTCGGACAAACTGGCCGACCAGCTTTTGCCGGGTCTTGCGATAAAAACGGACGACTCGGACAGCGCTCATTCGCGATTTCCTTCTATGGGATATTTATGGGGCTTGCCATCCATCCGAATAAACCTGGCAGCGCGTGGGACATAAAGCGGATGCAGCGGCTGCCCCTGCTTAGTAAGACCCAAGCACCAAAGCTGCCAGGGCGGTAAGACTTCCAACCAACCCAGCATGGTATTAGCTTGGTCCATATAAGTCCCGTCATTGCCCCAAGCGCAGATGACAGGTTCTTTCCGGTCGAGGGCTCGATCGAGTAAGCGCATGATATAGGCGTGGTTTTCAGCGCCTACTGGGTCGGGCAGGTCCATCATTGCACGGGGATCAGTCGCGCAAACGGCAAAAAGATTATGCAGCGTGTAGCCATTATATCCAAGGTCCCAAGTAAAACCGCCAATGCGGCGCGTAGACGGGTCTTCAATCGAGATGCCTGCTTTCGATGGGTTCAAGCAAATCCAATGCAGGCAACGCGCGCTCTGGTCACCTCGCGTTAGCTTCCAGCGATAGCATCCATCTGCTGAAAATTCCGCGGTCGGCTCATGGTTGTGAAACAGGGACATGATAATTCCTATACAAGCAGCTTGCGAATTGCGCCGGCGGTGACCATCCGCAGAACATCCTTGCCATCTTGGACGTGTTCCAGGACTTGGCGGTCGACCGGGGAGCAAATTATATCGTCTATAAAAAGAGGCCGAGTCCTGCGGTCATTTTTGGGCCGGGCCTCTGCCTGCGCCCGCGTGCGCGCATCGCTTGGTCCCTCAAAAAATAAAACATAATCCGCGCGATTGAGCATCAGGGACGCACTGCCCTTTTGATTCTGCGCCACCATAACGCTAGATCGGCCAGCTTGGAAATCCGCGACCATAGCGGAGCTGTCTTTCGTTGCCCCATGCAACCATCCATGCTTGACTTTGGCCTTGTCCAGCTCCCGCACAAGCAACTCGCCGGTGTAGGTGTATTGGTGAAAGATAATGGTGGGCAACCCATCGAAGCGCTCCAGCCAATCCCGGAACCATTCAAATTTGACATCATCCTTAAAGCGCAACAAGCGTTTGGTCCCGCTAGTATCCTCAAAAGGCAAATAGCCTGCAGAGATTTGCCGCAGGCGCATGTGGATATGACCGATCGCTACTCGGTCATCAAGACCGGTGGCTATAAAGCCTTTGATGGCCTCATTGTAAAATTTTTTTTGCTCCCCGCGCATACGCAGATCAATACTGCCGCGCTGCTCGACTACATCCGATCCGGTTTCTGAGCGCTTATAGCTTAGCGAAAAGCTGCCAAGCTTTTGTTGGACGATCGGCATATAGGTCTTATCGAAGACCGGCTCATCGATCTTGCGAGCATAGTTCCAGACCTTTTTGCCATAGGCCTCCTTGAAAAAAAGAAAATTGGTCCCAAAAGCCTCCCCGCTGTCGATCAGGAAGCAGGGTCCCCATATCTTGTAGACGTCGCGACCGACCAGCGTGCCGGTCAACCCCAAGCGGAAATCGCAGCGCGCGGTAATCTGGGCGGCCAAGTTAAACCAAAGGCCAAAAGGGTCCTGCACCCGGTCGATCTCGTCGATGATGCATAAGCTGAAAAATTCAGCCGCCATCGCAAGCGCAGGCTTATCTGCATATAGCTTGGGGACTTTCTTTCGGCTTAAGCGCTTTTCGGTGAATATGGCCTGCAGTCCCGACCAAGTCATGATGATAAAATCCGGCGCTGCCTCGATCGCGTTGACGAAATCCTCCCAGTTGGTGCGGACCGCTATCCCGGTCAGGTCGCAATGCTGCGCAAGTTGCGCTTCCCATATATCCAGACCGACGGGGGCATGTGCAATGATAAGACCGGTCCCCTCCCAGAATCCGCAGGCTTTGAGATGCTCGGCCCATACCAGGGCGATCAATGTTTTGCCGAGCTGCATATCAAAGAGCAGCAAGCCCCGCTTGACATAAAGCGCAAATGCAAGCCCATTGAGCTGATGCGGCCGCAGCTTGCTTTTCGGGCTAAGCTCCAGGCCGGTTGTGTCCTTTATAAGCTGGTGCAGCTTGGCCGGGGGCATGTCCTTAAAATCCGGCAGCAGCGGAAGATGGCGCTCCCGGAACTTTTGCAAAGCGTCGGGGCTAGTCACCATCTTTTTCGGCCTTGATAAAGCGCTCCGCGGTCTCTTCCATATAGTCGCTCAGGTAAGTGCTGTCCAAGCAGAATTGCCCGGTCTTATAATTTTGGGTGATCAGCACCAAATAGCCGTCCTTGGCCTCGCGCGCGGCCGCGACCAATAAACGGGCAAGTCCGACTTTCTTTTCGGACGCGGTCTGGCTGTAGGTCAGGATGGTATCCGCGGTCATGATCTTCGACCAATCCTCGGCCACCTGATTGGCTCCGACGACCTTGGCGGTCGAGGACTCCCGGCTGCCCTGGGTCGGCGCGCAGATGGCGCAGTTGCGCTGCGATGCGACCCCGCGCAGTTCCACAAATATGCGTCCCAAATCCAGGCGCATATTCTTGCGGTCGACCGCCATCAAATCGGGATAGTCAAGGATGATGAGGTCCGGCCGGAAATTATATTTGCGGTCCAGCTTGTCCAGATAGCCATTAAGCGTTGCAATGGTTAAGGTCCCGGATGGGAAAGCCTTGATATGCAGCTTGGCCCGCGCGCTGAATTGCGACAGCTTATTTGCGACATAGCGCTTGTTTGCAGCATTGGCGATTTCAGGCGCGGGCAGAGTCACTGGGACCATATCCTTGATCCGGTCGCTGCCAGCATCACGCAAGAAAGTCGTAATGCGATTGTCGCTGATTTCCTCGGTAGACATGGCAAGAAAGGTCTGGATGTAGCGCTTGGCCACTACCCGCCTAGAGTTCTCCAAGGATATATGCAATACCTTCTTGCGATGCTGCAATCCAGCGCGTGCGACCGCATTACACCACCAGGACTTGCCCCGCTTAGCTGGGGCGACCAATGTCGTCAGCGTGCCCCTTGCCGGCCGGCATCCCCTGCGGTCCAACTCCTCGACCCCGGATGAGAAAAAATCCTCCTCCAGTACATCCAGCTCTGCGGCCATAGCTTCGCCATCATGCAGCCATAGGCCATCCTCCGCATCGCCAGACAGCGGCTCATAGGTCTGCAGCGCAGCTTGCGCAGCACCCAGATCATCCCCATGCGCTGCGTCGGTAGCTGCCTCCAGCGCCATGATAAGGCGCCGCTTGGATATGAAATGGTCAAGGGAGTCTAGCACGAACTGCGGTTGCAGGGTTTCGTTTAGCTCCTTCATCTGCTCCAGGGTCGACCGGAGCAGCTTGCCTTCATCGCCCCTGCGAAGCTTGACCTCCAGTAAATCCCAAAGGTGCAGCGCCGGCGCTTTGCCGTAGCGCTCAATATGCGCGAATGCAGCTTCCGCAATGTCTTTGTAGGCCCGCGTGCTGAATAGCTCGGGGGATAAGCGCAGGGTCAGGTCAGGGGCGTAGAGGTCGCTCCAGCAAAGGAGCGTCAGCGTATTTTCCTCTATCGCTCCCTGCAGTAGCTGGTTAGGCATTACTCTCCCCTAGTCAGAATTCTTCGGCGACTTTGGATATACGGGATTTGATATCTGAGATTTCTTGCAAGCGCTCATTCCATAGGTCTTCATCCCTTTCCGGCTCGACCGCATCATTGATTAGCGCAGTCAGATAGGCTGGGGATAGCGCATCAAGTTCCCAGCTTTCATCCCCATAGGTTCGCTGGTAATCCGCAAAGCGCGAGTCGGTGATCTTGGCCGGAAGCATTGGGTCCTGTTCCCAAAGCAAGAACCGGTGGTCCCAGTTATCCTCCAACCAATCGCAGAGCAGCGTCTTAATGACGCTGAAGTCGATGACCCGGCCGACGCGTCCAGCTTGGGCGCTTCGCATTTGAAAGTGATGCGCAAGTTGTGGCCGTGCAGGAACGCGCAGCAATTTTCATGCCCCGCGACCCGATGGCCGAATGAAAAGTCGTGATAACGCTGCGCATAAATTTTCATAGGACCTCCAATGATGAGCCTTGTTCAGTCTTCCGCATCAGCCAGCGGTTATCAAATATAGTCGAATCCAGCACGCGGTGGTCGACAATCCAGACCGCTTTGCCGGTCGTTTGTGCGCGGTAGCGTAAGCATTCCATAAGGTCGTCTATACCCTCAGCGCTCAACCAATTCGTGGGCTCGTCCCAGACCTCCATCCGCCAATCGATCCCGGCCATGCGCTGGATCATATTTGAGAAGCCCAAGGAGACCGCAAGCTTGACCCGCTGCTCTTCACCACCGGAGGTCAACACCCGGCCGGACGGGGCATCGGGCGAGCCGACCAAGACCTGCACTCCTGACTTGATGGTCCCGGATTTGGTCTCGGTCTCGGTAACAAACTTGACATCCCAGCCGACCAACCCCAGGACCGCAGCGGCCGCAATGGTTTCAAGCTGGAGCATGTCCAGCGCTTGGCGAATGAGAAATAGTCTGACCTTCTTAAAGCCGCTGCGCCAGTAATCCATATGCCGGTAGCTGGCCTGGGTCGCATTGCAATGCAGATTCAAACCCGCCAGTTCTGCTTCCAGGCGCGCTTTAGTAGCGCTTAGGGTAGCAATCTGTGCAGCAAAGGGGGGCGATTCCATTTCCCGCTCGAGTGCTTCAGCCTGCGCAAGCGCACGGGCCATACCGCGGTCCAGGGCATCAATCTCGGCCTGCAGCGCGCGGTTAGCGGCCTTGGCATCGTAAGCCCCTTGTTCAAGCTCGCGCTGCTGCTGGCGCAAATTTCGCAGCAGCGCTTCCCCTTCCTGGATAGTTTTGGCAAGCTCTTGCTCGGATGCATTAAGCCGGTCGATTCCTTGTCTTAGCCTGGCGCGCTCCTGCTTACTAAAGGCAGGAGTAATAGCCTGATGGCAGGTTGGACAGTCACTATGCTCGTCATAGAATTTTTCTAGCTGCAGCGCTGCGTCCAGCTTATCCACGGAGGTCTGCTGCAGCAGCTTGGCCTTATGGACTTCCTCCTCGCAAGCTGCGATCTGCGCCAGCAAATCAGTCGGGGGACTTGCCCAGGTCTTAATAAGCTGTTGCTGTTTGGTCTGCTTTGCCAGGTCATCCGCATCCATCTGCTGCAGCAGCGCTTCCAGCTCCTCGGTCTTGGCAGCTAGCCATTGCGCATCCTGCGCCTGCAGCTCCTCAATGTCGGATAAGCCTTCGAGCTGGCCGGATACATGGGCAATGTCCCGCAAGGCCTGCTGCTCGACCAGACCTAAGCTCTTGGCTTTTTTGCCGGCCGCATCGGCCAGGCTCTGCCATAGCTGCAGGTCAAGAACCTCATCCAGCAACTCCCCGCGGTCGGCCGCGCTCATGTCCATGAAGAGCTTAGCGCCCTGCCCAAACAACACCGACTGGGTAAAGCGCGCTTTGGTCAGTCCCAGATAGGCATCAAGCTGGGCCTGCGTGCAAGGCTCGCCAGCAAGGGTCAAGCGGTCCGGGTTGCCTTCCCTAATGATTTCGACCGCAACCCCGTCTACGCGCAGCTCCGTGGCCGCGTAAGGGCGCTTAAAGCCCCAGCTTGCCAGATCGGAAGCTTTGGCCCCCTTAATGCCTGTCCCATATAGGCACCAGCATAACGCTTCCCATAGCGTGGACTTGCCCGCGCCATTGCTGCCGAGCTTAGGATCAACCTCATTGGCCCCGCCCAGGAAATTAAAGCCCCCATCGGGGAAATCGATATGGGTGGTCTTGCGGTAGGATTTGAAGCCCTGCAGCGTTAGATGGACAAGCTGAATGCGCTTCATGGAGCAGCCAGGAGGGCCAGGCCGGCATCAATCAAGCCCTGGTCAAGCCCCTCTTCCTTCGCAAAAGCTTCCAGCACAGACCGCGGGTCCTTATCAAACCCTTCGATGGCCTGATCTTCCTCGCCATATTGCTCAACAATAGGCTCTATGGACGCAAGGGTGATCCCGGCCTGGGACGCTATTTCTCTAAGATCAGCTTCCTCGACAGCCCATTGCTCAATTCGATTAGGAGGAATAGTAAATCGCACCCGGACCATATCACCGGGGGCCAGGCCGAGCCCTTTAAATTGCTCCAGGGAACTGATATCGATAACGGCTTTAAGCGGGGAATCCAGAACCAGCTCCTCGGCAATCTCATACGTCTCACTATCCAAAGCAAGCATGCGGCATATGTGATCGTCACCATAACGCACGCGATGCGGCGCCCCAACATAAGTAATAGGCGCGCCCCATAGAACCACTTGCGAAAGATGGATATCACCGGAATAGACCTTTACATGCTTAGGGAATTTAGGAATGCCAGGCAGGCCATCCAGCTCCCGATGCTGCGATCCTTCGGCCTTG